CGGCGGCGGACGCGGGCGGCGGCGGTGCTGCGCCACCATGCTCGGCGGGAGTGGTCATCGGGTTCTCCTTCGATCGGCAGAGCTCGCAGACGAACTCGCCTGCGAACGTGCGGGGGGTGAGGACGCGGCCGCAGGCGACGCAGAGCGTCGGCACATCAGAGCCGCCCGGTCCAGACCGCGCAGAGCAGCAGCGCGGCCGCGTAGCAGGTGATCGAGGCGGCCAGCAGGCCGAGCGCGACGCGGCGGCGGAGCCCGGTCATGAGCGCGCCAGCCGGGTCAGCGTCTCCACCAGCAGGTCGCGCTCCGCGCATACGTGCCCGATCTGACGCACCAGCGTGCGGAGCGGCAGCGCGGGCACCATCGGCGGGATCGTCGGCGTCTGCCAGGCGGGCGGCACGGCTACCGCAGCGCCGCAGTCGGGGCACTCGACCATCACGCGCCGGGCTCCGCGTACACGCCGCCGTCGGCGAGCGTCCGCGTCCACTTCCGCAGGACGCCGACGGCGTCGGTGAGTTGCTCGGCTTCGAACTCGAGCACGCGCAGCACGCGCTCCGCCTCGCGGCCCGGTACGCGGGCCCGCTGCGCGGCGGCGGCCGCGCCGATCTCGCGCGCCGCAGCGGAGACGGCGTCGACCGCCTCGTCGGGGGTCATGTCGATCATCGTTCCTCCCTCAGTCGGGTCAGTACAGGTAGGCACCGAGCGCGAAGCCGACCAGCAGGCCGGCGGCGACGAGCGCGGTGCAGAACAGCCACCAGCCGTAGTCGTTCTGACTCACTCGCCACTGATCCAGACGGCCGGCCGCGGGTAGTCGGGGTCGGCGTCGTGGCCGGCATAGCGGACGTCGGTGACGGCCGCGAACAGCGGCCAGCTTCGCGGGATCGCGATCCGCACCTCGACGTCGTCGCCGTGCTCGTCCTGCAGCCGCTCGAGCCGGGCGAGTAGTTGCCGCAGCAGCATCACGCGAGCCTCCGGACGCGGAGCTCGCCGCGGAGCTCCTTCGCCGCGCGCCGCAGCCGGTGCGCGACCCGGTCGTTCGTCTCGGCGTCCGACCACGGCCCGAGCAGATCGACGTGCGGCGCGAGGTCGTGCAGCACCGCGTAGTACGCGTCGCCGCGCGTCTCGTCGGAGCCGTCCAGGTGCCAGAACGCGGTCAGGACGTTCATGCCAGGGTTGTTCGTGACGAGCACCGCGGCCGCCTCGAGGAACGCCGCGGCGCGCTGTGTGCGGGCGGCGTTCATGCGAGCCTCATCTGTCCGTCGTCGTCGATCCGCATTGGCTCGAGCGTGCCGAGCAGCACACGCGCCTGCCGGCCGCTCTGCAGCCGCCGTGTCCGGCCCGAGTCGTACACGTAGCCTTGCGCCTGCAGTTCCGAGACGCGCGTCCTGATGCCGCTGTCGCTCTGCTGTGGCAGGCTCGGCATCCCGCCCGCCGCGCGCCGCTCGAGCCGGTGGTACGCGTCGACGATCTGGTCGAGGCTCGCGCCGGCCGGGAACGCGTCGGCCGGGAAGAACGCGACCAGCACCCACAGCACCGCGCGCTGCTTCTCGCGCAGGTTCGTGAGCGAGTCAGCCGCCGCCCACGACGTCCACGGGTCGCCGCGCCGGGCGAACGCTTCACGCATCGGGCCCGGCGTCCTCGACGGCGGCGTCGACCGCCCGCTCGTGCTGGCGGGCGGCGGTGATGCCGGCGGTCATCCCGCCCCGCTCGCCTTCCTGTTCCCAGCCGCACGAGCAGGACGCGATCCAGCCGACCGGGCCGCCGCGGCGGGTGTGGTCCGGCTCGAGCGTCCCGACCTGCGTGCGGTGCGAGCCGCGCCGGTCGGAGTAGACGGTCTCGAACGTTCTGGTCATGGCTGTTCCCCCTTCGCTCTGGCGCGGGCCCGCGCGGCGCGGGCTCGAGCCCGCTCCCGGTCGCGCTTCCGCTTCTTGCGGGTGTCGGCTCCGCGCTGCCGCATCCCGGTCTGCCACGCGTCGGGGTCGAGCGTCGAGTCGCGGACGCAGACCGCCGGGTCTTGCGAGCCGAGCCGGTCGGCGCGGCCCGAGCCGCGGCACGCCGGGCATGGATACCACCGGCCGGGCGACAACTGCACGTAGCCGAAGTGCTTGCAGACGGCGCAGTCGGTCGGCTCTGGCGGCCGCTGCAGCTTCCGTCCCATCACGGCCGCCGCGGGTAGTCGACTGGGTGGGCACGCTCCGCGGCGCGCTCGAGCCGCAGCCCGAGCGCGATCAGCCGCGCGCCGTACCGCACCAGCTTCGCGCCAGCGTAGATCGCGAGCGCGCCGCGGAGCGGCATCATCGGCGGCGGATCCGGTCCGCCTCGGCGTCGAGCCGGTCGAGTGGCAGCAGGTAGACGCACGGGTACATCCCGAGCACGTGCATCGCGACGTCGCGCTCCGCGGTCGGCTCGTCGGCGAGCTCGGGCGGGAGTTCCATCATCGCGGTCTCCCAGGTAGCGCGCGCCTGCCGCAGTTCGTCGTCGTTCAGCGGCCGCGCGGCCGCCGGGCTGTGCTTGTACATGGTCGCTCCCTCAAGTCGTTATGCCACCTTATATAGCAGACATAACGGCGGGAGCGGCTAGCCGCCGAGTACCGCCTGCACCTCGCTCAGGATCATCCCGTCGGTGATCACCCCAGGGTCGGCACCGGGCGCGGCGTTCCCGCCAGCCACCGCCGACGCCCACGCGTCGCCCCAGCCGGGCGCGGCCGCGAGCTCCCACCGATGCTCCTGCGCCCACAGTTCCGGCTCGGGCGGCTCGAGCACCGCTCCCGCGCCGGCCTCCTGCGCGGCAGCGGCGCTGACCCGACGCAGCAGCGCGGAGTCGGTCGTCATGTCGGCCACGTCAAGGTATGCCACGTCGTCCTCCCGTTCGGTTTACACGCGCTGCAGCCGCAGCGTCGCTCCGGTGATCGCACCTTGGGTCGCGGTCTGCAGCCAACCGCGGAGCCGGAACCGATGCACGCCAGCGGTCGGCGTCACCCGAGCGCGTCCGTATCCAGATGAGCCGCCAGGCGCGTACGTCCGGATCACCGTCCCGGAGCCGGCGTTGTCGATCCACAGGTCGCCCGCCTCATACACCGAGCCGCTCGTCGGCGTCAGGAACCCCATCGTCAGCACCGCGATCGTGACTTCCAGCGGCGCGCCGTCGCAGTACACGGCAGGCAGGTCGGCGATGTCGGCCGGGCTCGCCTGCGTGTTCGCCGCTGCGAGCGCGATCGTGGCGGCGTTGGTGACGGTCGCGAGCTCGCCGCTGTTGTTCGCGAACCAGCGGATGTCCTTCAGCGCGCCGGCCGCCATCTGTGCGATCGGCAGTTCCCAGGTCGCGAGCGTCTGCGTACAGGTGACGGCGGCGTCGCGGTACAGGAGCTCGGCGTGGTTGTCGGCCGGCGTGAACCGAACGACCAGCAGCCCGTTCGCGGTCGCCGGGACGCTGGCCGGCGTCGCCAGTTCTGCGTAGTGGCCGTCGAGCCAACAGGCACCGGCGGTGACGTTGATCGTCGGGCCAGCCACCAGCGTCGGCACCAACTGGCCGAGCCCGAGCAGCGACGTGTCGACGCCGCTCGGCATCCAGGCGCGCGCCATCTTCCGCCAGCGCGCTTCGCTCGAGACGCTTCCGTCCGCTCCGTCGGTGGGCCATACGGTCAGGTCGGGCACGGCTAGTTCCTTTCCAGCTGGCGGAGGCGGCGGGCGTGCGCGCTGAGCGTCCGCCACTGGGTGAGGTTCACGACCGCCGCTCCCAGCACCGGCGCGACGTGCAGCGGCGCGTTCGGCTCGAGCGTCAGCGTCGCCTCGACGATGATGTCGGTGATCGAGACGCCGCCGATGCGGGCGGTCGCGGAGTCGCCGACGTTCCAGTCGCGGATGAACATCTGCGAGGCGGTGTCGAGTGCCTCCATCGCGACGCCGATCGGCTTCGCCCCCTGCGTCAGCGTCTCCGCTCCGGTCTGGTCCATCTCGGCGGCACTCGCGGTGTCGCGGCGGTCCTGGAAGTTCTCGATCCGGCCCCAGTCGGCGAGCCCGGCCGGGTCGCTGTACTCGCGGATCACCCGCGCGGTGCCGTCTCCCTGCCCAGCGACGTACACGTACGTCATGTCGGGAGCCTCGGCGACGCTACTCCACGTCGCGAGCGTGCCGAGCTCGACCGAGAAGACCGCTCCGCCGCTCGGCTGGTACACCTCGAACGCGAGGTCGCGGACGCGGAGCCCGACGCGGGCGGCGTTCGCGATCGGCACCAGGAAGTCGAGCAGGTTCTGATACCGCGCGGAGGTGGTGACGGTGCCGCCGAACGCGGCCGGCGTCGGCACCGACAGTCCCGGCACCTGCCGAGCGGCGACCGCGCTCGGGCCGGCGTTGCGGTCGACGTACCCTGCCAGCACCTGCGAGGCGGGCCCGGTGCGCGCGTCGTAGGCGGTACTCGAGTACGGCGGAGCGGCGGTGCCGGGCTGCGGATGCGCCAGCCGGGCCCGCAGCCAGACCAGGTCGTCGACGCCGTTCACCAGCAGCATGTCCGCGCCGTCCGCGTCGAGGTCGCGCTGCAGCCGCGTGACCGGCCCGCTGCGGTACACAGCGCCGTCGGCGGAGAACAGGACGCGCGGACGGTTGGCGGCGACCAGCGCCGCGGCGGCGGCGGTGTCGGCCGGCATCGACACCTCATATGTGGAGATGTCGTTGTGGCGCGCGATCAGCGTCGCCGAGTCGAACGTGTCGATCTCCGCGAGCCGCGTCGTCCAGTCGCACGCGGTCAGGGTGAGCTCCGTCACGCCGCCAGCCACTGGTTGCGGTACGCGAACGTCACGAGCGCCGTCGGGTCGGTCAGCGCCATCGATACCTGGACTCGGTTGGGGCCCGGCACCAGTGGCCACAGCGAGCTCGCGGGCGTCAGCCGCGGGTAGCCGTTGGTGCCGTCGATGCTGACCGTCTTCACGCCCGGCCGGGTGTCGACGACCAGCGTCGAGCCGGCTGCGAGCGCGCCGCTGACGGTCCAACTCTGCGCGGTCGTGAGGTTCTGGACGGTGACGTCGGTGCCGGGCCCGAGCACCGTCACGACCGGCCACGACGGGACGTCGCCGGTGACGGTGACGGTGAAGACCGCGAACGCGTCGGACGCTCCCAGGATCAGCGGCAGGAACGGGAACCACTTCGTCACGGTCGAGCCTTGCGCGACCTGCACCGTCTGCTCGAGGTTCTCGAGCCAGTACGGCCAGGCGGCTCGGAACAGCAGCGTGCCGACGTTGAAGTCGGGGCGGAGCTCCTCGAGCTCGTCCAGTCCGGAGTCGTACACGCAGCGCAGGAACCGGCCGGCGTATGCGCCGTCGACGACGGTCAGCGTTCCCTCGCCCGGCACCGGGTCGAGCACCGCGGCCCACCGGCGGAGCTCCGCGCGGTCGTCGAGGGTGCCGGGCAGCACGGTCGGGATCGTCACGATCCGCTCGAGATGCCGCGAGCCGAAGTAGCGCGACCCGTTGCGGCCCGGCACCGGGATCGTCGTCGTGAGGGTCGGCGGCATCATCCGGCCGGCCGCGCCGGCTCGCATCCGGAACCGCACCGTGTCGCCGTCGGGCGCGCGGTACTCGACTGTCTCACAGCCGGGCTCGGGCGAGACGGGCGGGATACTCATCAGCGGCCGGTCCGCAAGAGCTCGAGGCGGCGGAAGCCGTACGCGATGTCGGCGGCGTCGGCGCGCTGCGTGGTCAGGTTCAGCTGGTACGTGTCGCCGCGGCCGTGCTCGGAGACGATGCTGCGGAGTAGCTTCTCGGGAGTCACGATCTCGCGGCCCGCACCCTCACCGCCGACGAACAGCGTCGGCCGCTCGAGCACGCCGCCCGCGGCCAGTAGCGGCACATGGAAGCCGCCGATGCTCGAGCCGCCGATGCTGCCGCCGCCGAACGTCTTCGGGCCGATCTTGATCTTCGGGATCGGGATCGTCGGGATCGTGAACCGGATCGAGTTGAACGCGCTGAGGACGTGGTTGATCGGCGACTTGATCGCGTTCCCGACCTTGGACGCGGCGCGGCCGGCGGCTCCGACGACGTCCTCGATGTAGCCTGGGATCTTCCCGATCCACGTCTTCACCGCGCTGGCCGCGTCGCGGGCGGCGTCGGCCGGGCCCGAGAACTTGTCGGCGAGCCGGCCGAGCGCGCTGCCGACGCTCGAGACGAGTCCCTCGATGAACCCGGCGAGCGACGACCAGAGCGACCGGATCGTGCCGATCGCGCTGCGAGCCGCCGACGTGATCTGGTCCCAATAGCGGCGGATCAGCAGCACCGCGATCCCGATCGGGCCGGTCAGGATCGCGAGCAGCAGCGGCCAGTTGGCTTTGATCCAGTTCCAGACCGCGGCGGCGGCCGCCTTGATCCGCGCGAACGCGGCGCTCAGGACGGCGCTCACCTTGTCCCAGTTCTTCGCGAGGATCACGATCACCGCGATCACCGCGATCACCGCGAGCACGATGCCGCCCCACAACAGGATCTGTGGGAGCATCGCGGCGTTCAGGCCGAGCGTCGCGACGGTGCTGATGATGACCGCCGTCTGGTACGCGACGAACGCGAGCGCCAGCACCGCGATCACGATCTGCATCGCGGTCTGGTTCTTCAGCAGCGGCGCGGCCGCCTGCAGGATCGAGTCGAGCGCGGAGAACAACCCGACCATGGCGGGCAGCAGCGTGGTGCCGACGGTGATGCCGAGCCCCTTCTGCGCCGCGTCCAAATCGCGCTGGTTCTTGGTCATATCCATGACGCTTTTCGTGACGTCGCCGTCGAGCGTCGCGCCGTACTTGTCGAACTGGCCGAGCATCTCGGAGACGCCAGCCGAGCCTTTCGACAGGATCGGCAGCAGCGCCGCTCCCTGCCGGCCGAACAGTTTGTTCGCGAGCACCGCCTTCTGCGCCGGGTTCTGGATCCGCTTGAAGCCGTCCGCGACCTCCATCAGCACCGCCGCCGGGTCGTTGGAGCGGATCGCCTCGGTGCTGACGCCGAGGTCGGTGAGCGGATTCCCCTTCCCTCCCTTGGAGATGAACGACGCCATCTGGCCGTCCATCTTCGTCAGCGCCTTCGTGAACAGCGCGGTGTCGATCCCTCGCTCCTGCATCAGCCCGACCCACTCGCTCGCGGTCTTCGTGTCGAGCCCGGTCGCGCGCTGCACCGCGAGCGTCGCCTTCGCCAGGTCGACGGTCGACTTCACCGCGCCGCTGATGTATTTGCCTGCGCCGACCAGCAGCCCGGCGCTCGCTCCGAACTTCGCGACGCCCTTCCAGTCCAGTCCCTTACTGGCCGCCTTCCCCTGCTTCTCGACGTCGCCGGCCGCCTGCTGCAGCTTCGACAGGTTCGCGACGAAGTCGACGATGATGGTGGCGTTACCGGCCACGCCGCACCTGCCGCATCTGCCGCTCGGAGTCCTTCGCCTCCCGCTGCATCAGCCGCTCGAACGCGGCGAGCTCGGCGTCGGTCATCTGGTCGACGTCGCGCGGCGTCATCCGCCAGAACCGGCAGAAGGCAGCGAGCCCGTCGGCGGCGTCACGTTCAAAGGGTCGACGCCGACGCTCCCTGCGCCGGCTTCGATCACGCAGTCCTCGAGGTCGGCATACCGGAGGCTCGGCCACCCCTCCCGGCGGAGCCGCAGCCACGCGGTGACGGTGAACGGGTCGTCGGCGAACAACTCCGTGAACGTCCGGCCGGTCTGCGCCTTCAACTCCCGCAGCTGCTTCGGCGTGAACCGGAGCGGCTGACTGAGGTCGACCGGGATCGGGTCGGGCAGCGGCGGCGGAGCGGCGTGCAGCGGCGGTGGGTTCAGGTCGGCGTCGGCCATCGCATCTCCTTGACCTCGGTGTCGGCGGCGTGCTGCGCGGCGGCTATGACGAGCGGCTCCGCCGAGCGGACGGTGGGGAACAGGTAGCGGCCGCCCGCCAGGTACGGACGGCCGTGGCCGCCGCCGAAGTCGACCCACCCCGCGTACGGCACGCCGCCGGTGTAGCCGACGCCGACCGGCGGGCCCGGCTCGACGCCGACGCTGCTCCGCATCGCGCCGCTGACGGCCGGCACGCCGCCGCGCACGCGGCTGGCGGTGATGTCCGCCGCCTCCCGGAACTGCTGCTGCGTCTCGGCGTCGATGTTCTTCGCCAGGTGCGCGGTGCCGGCTGCGAGCTCGTCCCAGCCGCGGATCCGGATCGCCTCGTCGGCCATCAGGCTACGGCCCTGGGACGATGCTCTTCACGGGCGGCCCGACGAGCGACCACTCGATGTCGATCGTGCTCTCAGCCATCGCGTCGCCGTTGATCGGCGAGTACGGCTGCGGCACCACCATCCCCGAGTAGGACGGGTTGGTGGCGCTGACCGGCTGCGACTTGTAGGGGATGATCTCGAACGCGACCGGGACGCCGCCGTCGACCGCGCCGCTCAGCACTTCTTCGGTCGCGCCGACGTCGAACGACTGCTCGAGCGTCAGCACCAGCGACCACTTGGTCGCGCCAGGGTAGTCGGTCTCACCGCAGAGCGTGGTGATCGTGACGCTCGCGGTGTCGGGCGAGAGCTCGAGGTGGTTCGTGACGCAGTCGAGGACGGCTCCGTCGATCGAGACGGACGCGTCGTTCAGGATCAGCGGCTGCGGCGGAGCGGGAGCGGCCATCGGTCATCCTTCCAGGTAGACGGGCGTGCGGTAGCGGATCTCAGCCGCTAGGTATTCGGTCTGGTCGAGCCACGCCCGCCAGCGGAGCGGCGTGCCGACCGAGATCATCGTGCGGTCGGGAGCGTCGAGGCGGGCGGTGACGTAGCCGACGAGCGCCTCGAGCTCGGCGACGCCTTCGCCGGGCTCGATCCGGCCGGCGACCGCCAGCACCGACAGGCGCGCGGAGAACGAGCACATCCGCCGCAGGCCGGTGCTGGTGGCCGGCTCGAGCCATGGTTCCGACCAGTACACGATCAGCGTTGGAGGCGACACCGCGTCGGCGGTCATCTGCACGTTCGGGTCGCCATCCGCGGCCGGCTGCAGCGCCGCGACAGCGGCCAGGCGAGCGTCGGTGACGGTCTGCAGCGGCACCGCTATGCGACTCCGAACGTGGCCTTCAGCGGCGTCAGGGTGGCGCTCAGCTTCGCGAACGAGCTCGGCGGCACGAGCAGCGGAGCGCCGCCTCCGGCGGGAGCGCCGAAGGCGGCGTCGTTCGCTTTCCACCACTCCACGCCGCGCAGGATGTTCACGCGGTTCAGCAGCGGGTTCGGCGGCAGCGCGGCGTCGGCGTCGAGCGCGGCGTCGATCTCGAGCGCGGCCGCGTCGAGGCACGCCTCGAGGCTCGCGGAGTTCGCGGGCGTCTCCGCGATCCGGAGCGCGTCGGCGAGCTCTGCCGTCGTCGCGTATGCCACTACTCCGCCTTGTCCGCCTTCTCAGCCGGCGGCTTCTCAGCCGCCTTCTCGGCGGCGTCCTTGCGCGGCCGGCCGCCGCGACCCTTCCGGCCGCCGCCGCCCGAGCCGCCCGAGCCTTCGTCGGCGGGGTGCGAGCCGTCTGGTCGGACGGCCTGCTGGTTGGGAGCGTCCATCCGCTCCGGTTCGGCCTTCTCAGTCACGGCGTCTTCACGATCTTCGACAGGCCGGCCGCCTCGATCACGAGCGCGGCGAAGTAGCCCGCGTATGCGACCTGCACGCCGAGCACCGACGGCTCGACGACCTGCAGCGACCCGATCCGGTCTTCGTACACCTCGGCGGCCGCGGTCGACGCGACCAGGATCGTGTCGGCCGCCATCCCGCCCGACACGATGATCGGGATGCCGCTGATGCTGCCGGCGTTGCCGCTCGCCAGCGCGTTGACGTTGAACCCGGCGCTCTGCGCGTTGGTCGGTCCGACCGGTGGGAACAGCGGGCCGAGTACCGGCATCAGTTCGGGCGGAGCGACGGCGATGATCTGACCCTGCCCGCCGGTGGCTGGCATCACGGTCGCGGCCGCTCCCCACAGCGCCGCGGACACCTGGTCGGCGGTCGGAGCTCCGGTCGGCAGCGTCGGCCCGGCAGGCGCGGCGGCGGTCAGCGTCGAGCACGCGTGGTTCTCGGTGTCGAGCGCGTACTGCCCGGCCAGGTCGTTGATGACCAGGTCCATGATCGCGGGCTGCGTCCAGTCGATGTCCTGCCGCGACACGTTCACGTAGCCGCCGTACGTGCTGGCGCTGACGGGCAGCTTCCCGATCACCATCTTCTGCGAGACGAGCTCGGTCTTCTCCGGGCTCTGTCCAGCGACCGCGGTGTGCTGCGTCACCTTCGGCCGGCTCCACGAACCGCTCGGCAGCTGGCGCGGCCCGAGCGCGTTGATCAGTGGCCGGGCAACGTCGACGAAGTTGACGACCGGGCCGAGGATCTGCTCGGGCAGCAGGCCGGGGTTGTCGGCGGTCGTCTGATGCGACGCCGCGCGGTGGTACACGTCGAGCCGGCTGCGAGCCGTCTCCTGTCCCAGCCCGGCCCGCCAGATGTCGAGCACGTACGCACCGGCGGATCGGTACTCGACTGGCCGCTGCGCCGGCTCGGGCGTCAGCAGCGGCGCGAGCTCGCGCATCCGGTCGCGCGACTCCTGCGCGATCCGGCTCGACTCTGCGAGCGGCGCGACCAGTCCGTTGATCGCCTGGATCCGGTCGCGGGCCCGGCCGACGAGCTCCATCTCCTGCTGGTTCAGGTCGCGGTTCGACGTCTCGGCGTCCTCGACGATGCCGTCGATGAACGCCTGCCGCTCTTCCAACTCGCCCGCGTACCGGGCGAGCATCTGGTCGGTCTGTCGCATGGTGCGCAGCCCCTTCTCGTCGTCCTGGGTGGGTGGGACTGAGATCTCAGAGCCGCGGCCAGCCATACCGGCGAACCCGATACGCACCATGCGACCTGCGGGCTCGAGCGGGCTGCTACTCGCGGCCGATGCTAGCGAACCGCTCGTGCAGCTTCCAGCCGCGCACCTCGTCGAGCAGCGGCGTCGGCACCGCGCCGGCCGGGCCCGGCTCGGGCTCCGCGGCGCGCACCGCGAGCACCCGGGCGTCGGTGTAGGCGGGGTCGGGCACCAGCGCGATGTGCTCGAGCCATGCCGACGCGACCCGCATCAGCGACCGGCCGTCGGCCCATACCACCCGCTTCGGCCGGTAGCCGACGGACGCGTCGAGCAGCCCTTCGGACGCCAGTTGGAGCGTCTCATCGCCGAGCTCGGTCTGCGCGATCCGCACCGACGCGAGCAGCCCGTCGGGAGCGTCGGGATCGAAACTGATCGCCTTCCCAACGACGGCGTCTGCGAGGTGGCCGCGGTTCACCGGGAACCGGCGGCGGTCGGCGGTGATCCTGCCGAACGCGCCGCGCTCGAACAACTCGCGGATCTGCCGGCCTTGGTGCCGCACGACGGTCTCGACCTCGTACGGCACGACGACCATGTCGATCACACGCTCCCGGAACTCGACGCCGCTCAGCCGGCCGGTACGGATCAGGATGCCGTCAGCCACGGAGTGCTCCCTGCGGTAGTCGGTCGTCGAGCCGCTCCGCCTGCCGGATCTCGTCGACGGTGATGGCGGGGTTCCCCTGCGGGTCCACGATCCCGGCCAGGATCTGATACGTCTGCGCTCGAGCGTACGGGTCGGGCCGGATGTACGCGTCGCGGTTCACCTCGACCAGCGTGCCGCGCGGCAACAGCCACCCGCTCAGAGCCGCCATCACGGTCTGCGCGGTGGGCCGCAGACCACGCCGCCAGTGGTAGTCGAACAACTGCGTCGTGTTCGAGTACGTCATCGAGTCGCCGCCGCTCGGCAGGCCGACCAGGAACGGCGGCACGCCGAGCATCACCGCGACCCGGCTGGCGTTCCACGACGACAACTCGACGAGCGCCATGTCCTTCGGGTTCGCCTGTACCGCCTGCCACGTCACGCCGCCGCTCAGCACCGCCGGTTCGCCGATGTGCGACAGCCGCGCCTGCACCCACTGCTGCTGCAGCGACGCCGCGGCGGCCGGGCGGAGCTCCTGCGGATGCGTCAGGATCGACGTCGGGATGCCGCCGCTGGCCGCGAACTCGGCTGCGTACTGATTCAGCATCCGCTCCGCCAGCACGCGGCCCACTCCCGCCTCGAGCGGCCCGTGGCCGTGCGCGTCGGTGGTCGAGCTCGAGTAGCGGATGTGGAGCAGGTCGCCGTCCGGCACCGGCCGGTCGCCGATCCGGTACGCACGGAACCCGCTCTGCATCTCGACGTTCACCAGCATCCCAGGCACGACGTGGAACCGCGCCGGCCAGCCGGTCGCGTAGCGCGCGGTGCAGAGGATGAAGACCTCGCCCAACTGGAAGTCCCAAAACGCCTGTTTCGCGAACTCGTCCCACGACGTGTACAGGTCCGGGTCGGGGTTCTCGAGCCATGCTGCGTCGAGCCCGGGAGCGGCTCCGACCAGGTACGGCGGCATCGACGCCAGGACGGAGGCGTTCAGGTCGACGCACGTCCACGCGGTATCGGTCAGCGCGGCCAGCTGCGAGCCGTTCCACGGCGGCGTCGCCCACTCCGACGGCCAGCCCGACCACGCGCTCGCGACGACCCGCGGAGGTGGTGGAGCGGCGTCGCCTCCCTCAACGACGACGCCGCTCGGGTCGCCGGGAACGTATCCCGGCGGGCCGACCGTGCCCGGCGCGGCGGTCGGCGGGTCGTTCCCGTTCGGGAGTTCGTCCGACGATGGCGGTCGGATCGCCCGCGTCAGCCAGCCCATGCCACCCGTCAGCCTAATGGATGGCCGGCATCGGCGCGGGTTTGTGGGCCGCTGCGAGGCTCCACACGAGCGCGCGCACCAGGTGCGTCGGACCCTTCGCGACCAACTGCAGGCCGCTCGGAGCCTCCCTGACATGGGCGACGTCGAGCGTTGCGTCGAGGTCGGCGGTCGACGCGTCATGGCAGACCGCTCGCGTGAGCGCCAGGTCGCGCAGCAGCGCCAGCCCGGTCTTGGTCTGCGCCGCGGCGCACTTCTCCGCCAGGCCGGCCAGCGCCAGCGGCAGCCGGTCGAACAGCGCCGGGCCGATCAGGATGCCGCGCACATCACGGAGCCGCACGAGCGCCTCGAGGTCGACGATCGCGGAGTCCCAGTCGCCGCGCAGCCATCCGTCGACTTCGATCCGGCCGTCGTCGTGCCGGCACGCCGCCGCGACCGCGGAGCCGTAGCCGGCGTCGTCCTCGAGCGCGACCCATACCGGGCCGTCCGACGCGAGCTCGGCCACCGCCAGGCTCCGCCAGACGCCGGCCGGCAGCAGCGGCTCGGCAGCGCCGTCCGGCGTCGCCTGCTTCCGCGGCCACTGATTCATCCACTGCGACCGGAAGCTCTGCTCCGGGTCGGGCTCGTCGGGGTCGTCGATCTCGCCCGCCTCGAGCGCCTGCAGGCGGCGTGAGATGAGCGCGTGCCGGCGGGCGGTCCAGTGCGGCGACGCGGCCCGCCACGCGTCGACGTCGCGGTAGTCGGCTCCCTCCCGCGGGCTCCATTCGATCAGCAGGTCGCCGGCTCCCGTCTCGAGCTCGAGCAGCGCCACCGCGCGCCGCTCCAACATCAGCTTCGTGGCCCGCCTGTGCGCGGTGCTGACGAGCCACAACTGCGCCTGTTCCCGCTCCGCCATCGTCGGCGTCAGCCCTTCGTCGACGCTGGCGGCCGGCACCTTCCATCCCTCGTCGACGGCGGCCGCGGCGCTCGAGTAGCCGTACACCGCGTCCTTCGCCCGCACCATCCACCGCGACCCGTCCTCGAGCCGCTCGATCTCTTCCTGCCCGTTGACCTCACGCACCTTGTAGGTGCCGCGCCGGCTCTTCGCCCACACCCGCGCCGGCCGCTGCACCTCCTTGCAGATCGCGAGGTCCTTCCCGGTGTGCATCACGTCCTGCGGCTCACCGAACCGCTCGCCTTGATGCATCCGCCACAGGCAGAGCTCGCGCAGCAGCCACGACTTCCCGACCTGCCGCGCCAGCGTCAGCACCAACGTCTCCCAGCACAGCCGGCCGTCGGCGTCGTGCTCGAGCAGCCGCGCTGCGACCAACTGCTGCCACCACCGCAGCGGGTAGCCGCTCCGCCGCTGCGCCCACGCCGAGAACTCGGGCCCGATCGTGCCGGCCGCGGCCGGGTGCGGCACCGTCATCAGCCGCGGCCAGACCGCGTCGTCGGGCATCGCCTCGAGCAGCGGCAGCAGCCACGGCACCTGCCAGCGGACGTCGTCGGCCGCGAGCCCGTCCCGTTCAGGCTCGAGCTCGACGTCGGCGAGCGTCACGTTGGGCCGCCACCGACCCTCCCGCACCGCGACGCCGCCCGCCATGTTGCACGCGTAGCAGCTGGGCAGCAGCCGGCAGCAGTGCGAGCCCGAGACGTGCACGTGCATCGCCAGCGGCGGATAGTGGTCGAGCGTCGTCGCCGGCTCCCGCTGGCAATGCGCGCAAAGCACCGGCGGGCCCTGCCGCAGACCCTCGAGCCGTTT